CAGTCATTTGCGAATCATTGTAATAAGTTTTTAATACTCGCATTTTAAAAAAATTTAATTGCTATAGATTCGTCCTATAGACTTGTTAGGCTAAGATCTAAGTTATCTAAATCTGTTGACTTAGTTTTACCTACACCTTTTGCACCTTTTACAGATGTGGTCTTGTTAGACCTAATCTGCTTTCTCAAAGTTTTGGCTGTTTCTGTTTTAGCCTTAGCTTTGATAATATCATTTAATTTAAACCCTTTGAACATTAGATAGTCAATTGCTAATCTAACATCCATATCTGCATCGCCGTGATCTAGATCTCTTTTGGTATTACCCTGAGAATCTACTGGCTTAGAGATATAATCAAAGAATTTTTTCTTATCTCTTTCTTGTACTACTATTCCTGAGAACTCTCTTGAGTCTTGTATAGTACTATTTACATTTTCCCAGAACTCTCTAGCCTCTTCTTGCTGCTGTTCTTGAGATTGTTTCTGCTGCTCCATAATCTCACTTTGACGAGAATTTTCATATTTTACTAGAGCTTCTTTTGCTTTTACGGACTGAGCATATAGTTTGTCTCCAGCCTCGTAGTCATTTAGTAAGTCAGCTATAAAGTCATCTTCATGGCCTTTTACTCTAAAGTATTCTGTTAATACTGCTTTTTGCATAAGTGCATTGTCTTCTGTAATATTAGCATTACTAATACTTTGCATTCTGCTACCCATTTGATAGAACTGAGTTGAATCCCCACCTGATAATACATACTCTAAATGTTTTTGTATTTCAGGAAACTGATCAAATAAATTGTCAAGTTGTTCTTCTGCCATTGTGGATGCAACATCTTTTGTAAGAGTTGTCAATCCATCAACAGTATCATCATACTCACCATCCATTTCATAACCAAGATTTGAAAGAACTTCGCTAACTACTGCTGTCTCTGCTGGTTCTGTAGTTTTAGCTTCTACCTCATCTTCTGAAGCTGAAACTGTTTCTTCTACTTTTTCTTCTTCAATCTCGTCTATCTCTTCTTCTGTTTCTTCTATGTCCTCAATCTCTTCAGACTTAGGCTCTTCCTCAATATTTTTGTCTTGAGGTTCTTCTACTGCAAGTTCACTAGCTACTTGCTCTTCACTAGTTGTTGCTACACCACTATCAATGAAGTCATCGAAAGTAATGTCATCTAAATTAAGTTTCTCTTTATTGTCCATATCTTTGCAAAATTATAATTATTATGTTAAATTTTATAGTTCCTATTCTGTTTCCTTACGCGTTTTATTATATAGCACTTTATAGCTATTCAACAATTTCTTGTACTCACTTCTAGTATATACTTTATCATTTTCAACATGATAGTACATATCATGTTTATCTGTCTTACCAGATGTCGATCTTCCATAAGGACTATGATGTAGTGATACACGACCTTTATTTGGTATTTTATTTGCAGCACTATCTCCAAAAATTATATCACCGCTAAATTTTTCTCCAGTCTTAAGATCATAGGCTACCCCTTTATTATCAAATTTTAATTGATCTATAGGCCTTGCTGCTGTTTGAAGTTGATCTACTAGAGGATCATTTTTCTGAATTATAGTGCTGTCACTTTTTGTAGAAAGTCCACCATCTTCAAATGCCTTCGTTCTATTTCTAGCAGATGCTTTTGATTCAGCCATTGTTTTGTCATATTTAGCTGCCCCCCTTTTAAATGCCTTTGCAGACTTCTCAGCCAGATCAAATATAGTTCCCAGTGCTCTTGCTTGTGGCGTACTCTTAATACCTTCATTAACAAGTTTTAATGAATCTTCTACGATTGTAGCATCCCCGGTTGTTGATCCTTTAACTGCTCTTGGATCATTTTTAAGTGCATCAAATACTTGTTGCGGTGTTGTTACTCCTAATGCTGTATACTTAGATTGATCTAGTCCAAAAGCTGCGCATGTCTGATCTGCACAGTTATTAGTTAAAAAATTATAATCACCTTTTTGAGCTGCATCCAAGTAAGTTTCTAAATCTTTTTTATTTAAGTTTAAAATAGTTGTTTCAACACCTGGAGCATAACTACGCTCTGGACTATAATAGACTCTTCTATTTCCTTCAGGCCATGGATTCAATTCCTTTGTTACATTACCATACTCTTCTGGTAAATCATCTACATTTAATATCCTTGACTCAATATGACCAGGCGGCATATTTTTATAACCAAGTGGATATTTAATTACTTCTACTTGATACTGTTGAGGGCTAGAATCTTTCATGCCACCCTCTTCAAAATTTTTCATAGGAGGCATATGTTCTTGCTTCATAAATCTTTGTAAAGACTGAGACATTGTTGGTTTAGGGTCAGGGTCAGGTAAGTTAGCAAAACCCCCAGCTCTTTTAAACCTAGTAACACCAGGATCATAATCTGTTCTAAACCTTCTAGGATCACCTCCCACAGTTCCTTGATTATACATAGGAAAATTATATTGTCCTATAGTAGGTTTCCTAGTAACCATGTCATATTGATCCATACCATATCTATCAGCTAATTGATTCACTGCACTATTTGGTGAGTTGTGAGTATGATATTCAAGATCATACTTAGAACTATAATTAGAAGCATCAGGATAACTCCCTTCTTTAATAAGCCTACGTAGTCTATCTACCTGTGTAACACCTTGTCCTATAAAGTTCTGCATAGGATGAAAAGTATCACCATCTGCATGCGCATACTCTTCAAAAGCCATCTCAAGACTTTTTGATGCAGCTTTATCTAACTGCTCTGGAGTAGGACCACGCTTTGCATTCTCTATCATTTGAGCTTTTCTAGCAGGATCACTTTCAAGAAACTCTCTTTGGCTTGAAAAGTCAGGATTATACGCATGAAGGTTACCACTACTTCGAAGCTTTCTTAGATCTTCAGGATTACCTAAATTCATATCTGTAACTTTCTCTTTAGAATCATCAAAGTCCCTATCAATTACAACATATCTATTAAGAGCGCTCATCTTTTTTGCATAAGCATCACGATCAGTAATATGAATATTTCCAGTGTGTGGAACATAGTGTGCTCTAAATTGTCCATACTGATCTTTATCTATATCCATAAGGTTCTTAGCTACAAAAGAAGGTTCATTTATTATTTGAGTTAGAGGGTTTCTAGCAGCTAAGTTTAAAGCATCTAGGTAATGTATATCTTGTGTAACCTTCCTATCTCTTCCAACAGTAATAGGTATAGCCTGTCTAGTTCCTTCTGGAGTCTGATATAAATCATATAACTTTTTCTGCGCTTGACTTAGCTTATCATAAGTTTTATCTGTAAGTGCTGATATTTCTACCTCAGGTATGTTTACAGTAGGCATATGTGGACCACCATGGCTATAAGTAGTAGGAAAACCATAGCCAGATCTTTTATCCACATAGGTAGACTTAGCAGGTTTGTTTATATCATTTGAAAACCCACCTTGCTCATACTGCTTTAATAAATCTAAGTAAGATCCTTTGTAACCAGACCTCTTAGCTTCAGCAATTATTTTAAGTCTCTGACTATTTGTTAGCATTCTGTTTTGATTTAGCTACTGCGGCATCAGCTTTTTTATCTTCTATATCAAGCTTTCTATCATTATCCTCTGCTTGATCTTCTGCTATCTGAGCTTTAAGTTGTAGCTCTGCCATCTTAAGATCTTTGTTAGCTTCAGCATTTATCAAGGCTACCTCAATCTGAGTATTTCTATTTGCCTCATCATTGGCTTGATTCA